AATGAATATTGATGGCCCTGGTCAAGAAGAATCCCCAAGGTACGGAAGGAGCTATGCATCAACAGTTAAGCTGAGACGGAAACGCAGGACGGATCTTCAGACTTACGCCTGAGACGCCCCCGCGCCAGATTCCCACACAAAGAAACGCCAGTTCCACGTGACGCTCCCGAACGCGAACATGAACCAGTCCACCGTACGTAGCTTCCGGAGGGTTAGTCCGGCCGCACGGCTTTCTGTCACACTCTACGCCCACTGGATAATTGAGTCCAGCCCATGTGTATTTTCGTTCCGGCCCGATTTACAGTGGAAGAGCGAATCATTCCCAAACGGGCTGCACATTGGCCAATCGCGGCAAGGGTCGGTCAACAATTCCGCTCAAACCACAGCGACCAATTCATTGGCTACCGCCACCCGATACCCAAGACCGTGACTCTCGACGTTTCGCTTCTCCAGCACAGAAGCGCTCGGTTCGAGCTCACGGCCCTGCTTAACGAGCCGCCCCAGATCTTCATCGGCCCAGCCGTCAGATGGCTCTGACAGCCAGCCCGATGCGCGCAGGGCGTGCAACGCATTGAGAACCTGGAGGTTGCCTGACATGAGCTCCACAAACTCAAGCAGGAACTCTGCTCGGGGAGGGTGACACATCAGCCGATAAAGCGACCGCTTCCACGCATGGTAGATTCCACCGGACATGGAACCATTCGTGAAGAACGCATGAGAACAGAAGTCAAAGACCTTTGTGCCCTTGCGCTCCACGGCCGCAAAATCCGCAAACACGGCGAACCCACACGCCCGCGCTAACCCAATGCACGCCGCCATTTCCGACGACGTCATTGGTTTCGCGTCGAACGTGTGGAGATTGAGATCGTACGTTGACCGAAACTTAACGCGGTGACCTAGTGTCGCTAGATCACCGCAAGCCTCGCCATCGTCGACGCAATCATCGCCCATAGCGATGCACCTCTTGGCACCCACCAGGTGAGCAGCAAGAATCCGAATCCAAGTGTTAGTTGAACTCGTATTGTAGGACCCACTCTTTTGGACGCCTGGCGTGTCTTGGCACACCAGACATCCATCGGAGAAGGCTACAACTGCAAGGCTAAGACACCTAACCCGATTCAGAAGCATAACCCCATAAGCAGAGTTGGAGTGCTGGCGCGCGGCGGCAAGCCGCCGCATCGCGTCCCACTCCAGCTCCCACTCCTGGACAGACCAGTCCCATCCAGACACGTCAGACGACATGGGCTGCGTAGGACCTTCCGGCAGTACTGGGACCTTTCCCGCAACCAGTTTGCGCTGGTCCACGGTTCCAGTCCCAATACCTGGGCATGCCGGAAGATCTGCGAACAGCTGAATCTCTCGCTTGTTCTGCTTTTGGCACAACACGCGCTCGACCAGTTGATCGCAGAGAGAAACTGACGAGATCAGTCTCCACCTATGCTGCTCAGCCTTCGAACGTGAATGGGGTTCGTTCTTAACGAAGACCCGGATTGGATCACACAATCCGGCAACCACCAAGCCTTCCGCCGTCATGACCTCAACCCTGGACGTTGAGGTCATTAACAGCTTTCGTAACCTAGCCACAACACACTCTAGCAACAGACCCCCATGACGATCTATCACACCCCCGTTAGAGTCGGCCAACCGGCTCCAAGGCACGCCCGGTGACGCGGAACGGTTGACGTTCCTTAGGAGTCTGTACCACCCCTCTCGGCCCTCAGAGCCAAAAGCAG